ACCGTCATGATGCCGGTCGCCGCCGCGATGGTCGTAGCTGCGTTCGAGACGGCCGGTACGAGCGATACGGACGCCGTTTTGAAAGTGGTGGCCGTATTGCCACCCGCGGTCGTGGTCGGCGCACCGGTCGCCGCCGTGGCGTACACCGCGACATTTGCCGCTGCACCCGCTGCGAAGGCCGCCCAATAGTCACCGGCCGTTATCAGGGTGCACGGAGTGCCTGCCTGCAAAGTCATGACCGATTCGCCCAAGAACGCCGTGATAAGGGCCGAGGGCTCATTCCCCGGCCGGTCCACGAAGCCCACACCGACCACGCCGCCCGTCGCAGCCGCGGCAGCGGCGGCCGAGCTGTACACCAAACCGTCACCCGCAGCCCACGCGAAATAACCCACGCGCACCGTCTGGCCGGCCGCCACCTTGAAGGCACCACCGATGACAGGCAGCAACGACGCCCGCGGGTTGTTGCCGGCAATATCACCCTCGGTCGCGGGCGCCACGCCCCCTTGCACACCGGAATTCGGGTTGATGTAGTTCTGAAAGCCGCTCATTTTCGAGCCTCACTGAATAGGGGGGTGGGGAGGGCGATGTGGGTGTGCGTTACGCGACCGTGATGCGACCGAGACCGGGAAGCGCAGCGGCAACGGCGTTCGCTGCGTCCTGTGCGAGCACGGGTCGCGCGGACTGAATCGGGGCTGCGGTCGCAAGCTTGCGCGCCTTCACCTGGGTGACCAATGCACCATAGGCCGCCGCCGGTATGCCGTCGAGCGCTACGCCTTCCTTCTTCAGCGCGAACTCGTAGACCGCTTCGGCGCTGTCCATCGCGACCACACCGACCAAGGACTCTACGTCGCGCCGGGCTTGATGGAGCGCGTTGACGCGAACGACGGCCGCAGTGGCGGCATCGCTGGCGAGCTTCTGTGCGTCGGTTGCCGTGATATAACCCTTTGCAGCGATTGCCGAATCCATCGCAGCAGCATCCATCGCCCGGCCAGGGGTGGCGGGTGGAATGGCGTCATTTGCCACTTTCTTCTTCCGCTTCTCGCCCGGACGGTCCGGATCATCTTCGTATCCGTCCATCGCATCCGGTCCGCAATCTTTTGCCGTACTGGCGGCAAGCGCCGAATCCAACGCCAACTTGTGCTCATCGGTTGCCGTCGAGCTGGAACCGGCCGCAGCAAGAGCCAGGGCGAGCAGGTTAGGACGCTTGTACATTTTCGGAAGCTCCAGGGGTAAAGAATCGCTCACCACAACATCGGGACCGGCCCGGCCCCGTTCAACGAGGGCTACGTGATTCGCCATAATATCTCGCATCACGCCGTCGTATGCAACACCTTGCGAGGTTACACCGGGGGTCATGTCCGCACGATACCGGTAGCTGCAAGAGAGTTCCGCTTGTTGTTCGGACTCTATGAGCTTGATTGCCTCGGCTGTCCATACCGCAATGGAAGCGGTGAGGTAGGGCGCGTTGAACTCCACGTCAGTACCGATCGTCCCGACAGTTACCTCTTGCTTCGGGTCTTTCGCATTCACAACCGCGTGAAGCATCAGCAACTGAAGGTTACGGAACGTCGGGGCGCCGCGTTCTAGCTCCGCGGGGTCGCGGTAGAGCCGATAGATTTTGTTCGGATCAAGCCCGAGCGATTGATAGCCGGGGATCTCGCGACCGAAGTAGGGGCAAACATTCGCTTTGCTGATGTTGCAACGTTCAACGTGCATACGCCCGTCGACGTCAAAGCGACGCAACGTCTGCCGATCGAACGTCACACCGCGGGAATCACCGATGGAAGCCAGCGCGCGATCGAACGCTAACGCTTGGTCAAGGGTGATGGGGTCGGACATGCCGCGGAGTGTAGAGCCGGCTTATGTATCCTTGCAAGCGTGTTCCCGCGGGAACATCTCAACTTCACGTACCGATTCTTCCGCAATCCGCTGGTGCATTCGGCAACACTCGCAATCGGTGGCACAGGAGGCTATCCCACGCATCACCTGCAACAGACGTTCGTAGGCTTCGGGGGAAACGCTCATGTCTGCGCCACCTCCCACTCGGGGTAGGCCACCGTTTCGAAACCTGGGATATACGGCCGCATCGTGCAGCGGCAGTTGATCAACTGACCCGGATGCACGTATTCGTTTTCCTCTTTGTCGAACATCCCGACAGCCAGGTCATAAAGCTTGTTGTTCATCTTCACATGACAGGGACGAGGCACCTTGCCGGCTCGCGAATGCATCCAGATCGCCTGTTTTATGCCTAGCTCTTGATGCCGGACCGCTTCAATTGTCGCCTTCGCCTTCGCGTTCTGATCGCGCGCGATAAGTGCTGCGCGTCGACGCGTAACACCGTAGGTCTTCTCTAGTTTCTCACTCACCGTCTTAAGATCGCCACCACGCTTCACCGATTCCCACACCTGCGCTTGAACGTCAGTGTGGTACTTCTGCGCAATGCTCTTGATAAGCGCAACGTTCTCGGCCGCCACAGCCTTGTACGCTTCGATGCTTGCACGCGTGGGTTTGAAAGACACAGCGAAGCCGGCCTTCTTCAGCGACGCTTGCATACCGATCTGCGTTGCGCGCTGATTCTTCGCAGCGAAATCCGCAGCAATTCCTTTCGACATCAGATCGAAACGCTTGACCCACTTATCGCCCCAGCGTTGAAGCGCCCGTTGCAATTCTTTCGTGGGCGATGCGTCGCTGGCGAACTCAGGCGAATCCGACACGCCCGTCAGTGTAAGGCGCAAGCCTGGGTGTAAATCCAACAACAATGCCTCGGCGAGTGTCACCCATCGATACGCCTTATGCTCGCGCTCTAGGGTGGGCTCGAACTTCTCGTACACCTCGGCCTCGAAGGTAACGTATAGCGTGTCGCGAAATCGGTGCAACGTACGGAATGCGAGAGGGCCTCTCCAACGAAACGCAAGTTCTTCCCGCGTCTCACGACGTGCAGCCTCGTCCGGCGCTTCCCCGCGTTCGATCTTGCCGCCAGGGATGCCCCAGCCGGTGCCGTTCGCACGTTCAACGAGTAGATAGCGGGTCTCACCCATGAACGTGCGCTTGAACAAGATACCAGCCGCGGTCGCCGGCTGCGCATCGGTAGCAATGATCACCGGCGTGTCGCGCGCAGCCGGGATCAGGTCGCAGCGTGCGCTGTGGTTCATCTCGGCAATCAATTGGTCGAGCTGCGCCAGGTACCACATCTGCACGCCAGCGTTCGGCCACACAGGCGCCAAAATCACCGGCTTGCCCGAGGGGTGCATCATCCGAGCGCGTTGGATTTTCGGCATCACTCTAATACCGCGTCAGCATCGCCCACAGCCACATGACGAACAACACCACGACCAACGCCGTAGCGCTTGCACCGTACATGAACGCTCGCGTAGTGGGCTTCATTCGTAGCGGTCCCGCAAGCGCCAGGGGATCGGCGCGCCAGGATAGCGCCAGCGTTTACGCTTGCGTTGCGTACCGTACTGATAGCCGGGGTCGTGCGCCATTGCTCATTTCCTTCGCAGTTCGCAACCGAACGGTGCGCCTATCAACATCGTTACGGTGCGACACGTCGAGCAAGGGCGCGTACTCCATTGGTGCGGGTCCGCTTGAATGAGCGCAAACGCCGATTCCGCAAGCACGCGAGCTGCAGCTTGAATTATAGCCTTCCGTTCCTGTTCGTCCATCACGCTGCCCTCGGTTGCGCCTTCTGTTCCTTGAGCTGCCGCTCGTGCGCAGCTTCGGCCGATTCTTCCCCGCGCGCGTGGTCCGCTTCTGCAGCCTGCTGACCAAGCTCGTGCTCTTGCTCCATCGGTGGGGCAGGGGGATCGCCGCTCAAATTGTTGTAGCCGCTAATCGGATCGCTGGCCACACGTTCGCGCGATTCAGCGGGGTCGATAACCCCATTCGAAATATAGATCGCGTCTGTTTCCGCGTCCGCCTTGCGGATCTCGGACAGCTCTTTAACTGTTGGCGAGTGCAGCGGTGGGAATTCAAAACCGATCGCATCATCGATGCAGCCGAATAGGTGAAGCTGCAATATCTGCAGCACGATGCGAAAGTGCGGGGCGAAGAACTTCTGCTTGCACGCTTGGACGAAATCGTAAAATACCTGAATCTCGCCCTCACTTGACGCGTTCAGACCCGAAGGTGTCACCCCGATAAGCTTGACCAATGGGATGTGAGAGGGCGCAGCTTGATGCTCTTGCGCTTGCGCTTGCAACTTATCGAGACTCGACAGCGGCACATTCACCGCGGCCAGCTCTTCGCGGTCCTTATCGAGCATCGTCAGACCCTGATTGTCACGCGTTTGCGTGAATAGCGTTGCGCGATCGAACAGGCCGCCGGGCTTGTCCGGTTGACCGCTCAGGATGTTTGTCATGTCCGTCAGAAGGCACATCACGCTAAAATTGTGAATGAGATCCGACACGCTGTTACGCGTGCGCAACCATTGGAACACGTCCGACTCCATCAACTGCGTCATGGAAATGCCGCCGAAGTTATACGCAGGCTTCAGGATGTCCGGCACTTCGCGCGAAATGAATGTCAGCAACCGATCGGCATGCACGCGTTTACCCAACACGAACCATGCTCGGGGCTTGTAGAAGTCGGGCGCCATGGGATCGGATGCATTGTAACTAAACGGTGTCGTCCAGATGGGTTCGATCACCTTGAAGCCGCGCAGCGAACCCTTCGGAATCGTTTCCGCATCAATGCACAACGGAAGCTGCCGGATAGCGTCGACATCGCGACCCCTCGTGTCGATATCGATAAAGAGCTGTGCGCGACCGAAAAGACCATCAAGCTCGGCCAGCTTGCAAAACATCTCTTGGATTTTGTATTTCTCTAACGCGTCCGTCAGTTTCTCTATCTTATCTTGCAGCTCGGTAGAATCCCCGCGCTCCGCTTTGCCCTTCACAATGAGCGTTACGAACACGCGGGTCATTTCGCTTGCGATGGTTTCACTGGGTGCGCGGTACTCCGAACGCTGCGACAGCTCGGATAGATAAGCGTAGCCAGGAAAGCCCAAGCCACAATTCGATTGATTCGCGTAGGCGTAGGCCGGCGCATTAAACTCACTATCGAGTGCAACATACGAACCCGTGCCGCCGGGGTCATCCGTGGGCATCATCCGCGGCAGTACGCCTTCGATCAATTTCGGCGCTTGAAACTTGCGAGGAACGATGTTTTTCTCACCAGCTCGCCGCAACACCTCTTGCGCGATACTGATGCCTTTACGCTGCGCGCTAACGGGAATGGACTCATCGGCCGGTACGGTGGCCACGCCAAGCCACGCACGCAGCTTGGACCGTAGAAAGCTAACGAAGCCTCGGAACATGATGGGTTGCGCTCAATAGGGAAGGGTGGATGGTCATTGCAATGTGACGTGGAGCGTACAACATCATCACGGTATCAGCTAGGTTTGGCGATTTGATCGCGTTACGCACTTCAGTTTTCGTCCCCACGGGGCACTTATCCACCATCACCTTGCCACGTTTGGATGTTGCCCATACGGGCTGCGACAGCTCGATCCGAAGGCGTGGGCACTCGGGGAACGTGCTGTCGATAGAGATAAAACGCCCTGGGTCCACTTCCCACACGTCGCCGACCTTGAAAGCTTCCATTACGCGATGGACGTACTGAAAGCGCTGGCGCAACATCCACCACGCTTGCGCCTTCAAGTTCTCGAAGAAATCATCCGCCGTGCGTTCCGTTCCTTCGACCTTGCGATCGGGCTCGAATACCTCACCCGAGCCACGAAACGCATG